GAGCCATCTTCCATTTCAAGAGTAAAAGTACTACCAATAATTTCTTTTATTTTACCTTGACCATCAGGAGTGTGTACTTCTGCACCTACATTATAAGTAGGATGAATATCTTCATTAACTAAATCTTTTTTTTTAAGGGAAGAAAGAAGTTCATCAAGAACTGCTTCTTTCATGATTTCAACACCTTTTGGCTTACCTTTTTTATTTTCTTTAGTGCTAACTTTAGTATTAGCTTTAGCATCATTTTTACCTTTAATCTTCTTCATCTCGCGATCCTCGTTATTGAAGTTGTCTTTTTTAACAGGCTCCATTTGAAGTTTAGCATCAGCTTTTTCAATCTCATCAGCATTAGCAAACATGTCTACTTCGTAGAAGTTTGGATCTTTTATTAAATTTTTAGCTGCTTTATTAAGAGCATTTACATAAGAATCATTAGTTAATTCTTTTTCTTTTGCGAGAAGGGATTGAACTCCTTTCTTAAGGAAATATGGATTAACAAGATCAACTGCTGGATCTATTTGCACATTAGCATCCATTTCACGAATAATGCCTTTGTTTTTAAGGATTTTTACTGCATCATCATAAGATGTAATGTTAGTTACCCAAGGTAAATTATTATCTCTACGAACTTCGTATAGAAATTTATCACGGCTTACTGTTCCGAATTTATGTTTCTTATATAATTCTAGTGTTGTCATATTCTATAAATATTAGGCTTTTCCTTGTCCACGATAGTTTCTTTCTTTTCTATCATGTTTATTAAATGATTTTTTTGCAACTCCTTTTTTCTTTTTACCAAAACTAATTTTAATTAAACTACTTGCAGCTTTTGCCATGGCTATTTATTTTTTATTTAAATTTTTTATGGTAGTCGCATTATTGTTGCGGCTCTTCTTTCTATTTCTGTTTTATCCTTATTTTAATTAGTTTCAGAATCTTGTCCTCTTAACTTTGCAAGGGCTTTATCAATTCTATTTAAATCACGTCCATATCTATCAGCAATTGGCCCGCCTTCTGGTTCTGCTTCTTGCTCCATATCACTCATTAATTCAGCTCTGCGCCTTAAAAGTACTTTAATCTTTTCAGAATTTTTAATAGCCTTATAATCAGGATTAATTGTTTTTACAGGTTCAGATTTTGGTTGAGATTTTTGATATGCTGCGGCTCTTACTTTCATTAAAATAGGATCATTAGCATCTAACTCTGATATATTTTTATCATCAGATTGTGCATTTAATACTGCGGCAAATGATTTAGCGTCACGCACAGGCTCTCCAAATAATTCTACAGTAGGTTCATCATAATCATCTGACATATTTATTCGAATTGCTCCATCTTGATAGCCTAAATCTAATACGAGTGTATTATAATTTTTACCTACCGCTGTACCACCTCTGATTCCTTTACCTGCTTTTTCTGCCCATGCGGCAACTTTATTTACCAAAGAGGTTACACCTTTGTCTTTTGCAAACTTTTTTATATTACTTGGTACATAAGCTTCACTTATTTCATCTTCTTCAATTGGACCATGATCGTCTTCTGGATTGTCTGAACCATAGTCGTCATCATCATAGAATGAATCAGCGTCTTCAGCGTCTAGCATATCATTAACTATATCCATCATTTCATTGAAAGCACCTAATAGTCCTTGTTTTGAAACTGTTGGTATAGTAGAATCTGTTGATATATTACGATTTAAATTACTAAGTATAGCTTCTAATTTTTCTGCTGATGATTTAGATTTAGCTTCATTAATATTTTCTTTAAGTAGACCAGCTAATTTTTGTAATTGTTTTCTTTCATTATTCATTATAGTTCTTTTATCTTTTTATAAGCTTCTACAACTGATGATTTTATTTTCTCCATAAGACGATTTGTCGGGGCATTTCCTGTCTCATGCAATTCTAATTTTAATTTAGAAGCATATTCTAATATAGCATTTACTTCTTTTAATTTTTTATTTGCTAACTTAGCAGCTTCATTAAATTGTTGAGATTTATTACGCTTAGTTATTTCTGTTTTAATTCCTTCTTGTAAAGGTTCTTTTAAATACTCAAATAATTGCTTATAGATAAATCCTCCTTTTGAAGGGCGATTAGGTATTGATGGAGCTTCTTCCCAACCTTTCATTATATTTTTACTTTTACCAGCAGCTAGTTTTGGCTCAACATCTTTAGCTTCTTTTACTTTTTTAGTGTATCCTGCTTTATATACCTTCTCAGGTACATCAAGACCTGGTAAAAAAGCTTCGCCTCCACCAGTTACAGATCCTTCTTCATCTACATTTTCTTTTTTTACAATATCAGTCATATTAAGTCCCATACTAAAAGCCTTGTCTTCGAATTTACCAAATGTATCGGCATCTAGAGAATAGTAGTCTCCATCTTTATCTAATTTATCGTAAAATTCTGTATTTAATAGATTGTCTACTTTAGGATCATTTGTAGAAAATAATACTTTGTCATACTGACCTTCAAACTCTTCTCTAAGACGTAGTGTTGAAAATTGTTGATTAAATTCTTTCATTATGCAGATCTTTTTAGCTCATCAATTAAATCTAGATACTGAAGAATACCGGTAATTATCTCGTCTTTAATAGTCTGATTTTCTTTAATAGGAGTAACAAACTTAAGTACTTCTTCTAATTTAATTTTTATAACTTGATCTTGTGTAGATTCTTTTAGTGATACTAATTCTGATTTTATGGTCTTTAATTGTCCATTTAAATAGACTCTTAAATTCTTTGTATCAGAAATATTTGTAATATATTCTTTTAATACTTCTTTTTGCTTTTCAGACATGTTTTGATACTTGTTATTGAATTTTTCTACAAGTATTTTATAAGCCATTAGTCTAATTTCTTTATCTTCTTTCATAAACTCCTGGATCAGTGACTTTGGAGCTTTAGTATCATCTAAAGATTTTACTGATAGATGTTCTAAAAGATTAATTTTATTTAGAATTAGTTGTTTTGTATCAACAGATTCACTATTTTGAGATTCAAATATAGTATAAATTGAAGCAAAAGGCTTATAATTTTCTATTTTGGCTTTAAAAAAATTATCTAAATCGTAGTTTGCTTTAATTTCTTTAATTAAATTATACTTTAACTTATTTATTTTATCATGATCTAACTTATTATATTGTTCTATAATAGTAGAAATAAGAATTTCAGACTTAGCTTCAGTTAATTTTGGACTGGAGGAAAATGTGCCATAAAGACTATACTCTTTTCCTAATTCTGTATTAGTAAAATACTTTTTTAAGATCCTAACAGCTTTTGAGTCCTGGTTATTAATTAAATCAGACGTAGTCTGTCTAACTAGTAATTCAAATAAAATACCAGTATTTCTAAATTTAGAATGTTTAATGCTCATAGTTTTTTGAATACTCTAGTAATAAATATCTATATATTAATCTAAACCCTCAATTATATTCTCGCCACTTAAAAGATTTGATTCTTCGAATAACTTTGTTTTTCTACCTCCTTTATTCATTTTAGAAAGCATACCCCTATTCTTTAAATATTCAGTCATTGTGTTTTCAAGAGCTAATGGAGATCCTCCTTTAAAATTTTGTTTTAAACTATCTTCACCAGCTTGATTAGAATCTCTTCTATCTGCTGAACCAATAGGATCACGACCGAAAGCAGATTTATCAGTGCCTGTGGTTGAACTAAAACTCTTAGGGCGTCCTGGTTTATTTTCATCATAGCCATAAGGTGCATTAAGAACTTCGTCATCTTTACCTCCATATAGACTTGCTATTTGATGTGGTGTTCCGTATGCTTGCCCAGATTCTGATGGATCATTTCCTTCTTCTGCAATTTGTTTATATCTAAAGTCTCTTTTTTTATCTTCTACAATCTGATCTTCTAGTTCACCAAATTGATCTTCAGAGAAGTGGAATATCTTATCATAAATAAAGTCTCTTGGTAAAAGAGATCCTTCCATGGCTTGTTTAGCAAGATCTATTTTCTCCTTAAATAATGCAATCCTCTCTTGATCATAAATAATAGACGGATTAGTTAGAGAAAGGGTAAAGTTGGCAGCACTTTCATTAGTGTATCCATGAGCATACAAATGTATTAAACCAATTTTAGTTAGTTCAGATATAAGAATTCTTTGTAGTCTTTCTATTGTTCTAGCAAATCTGATATCTTCCGCAGCAAGTGTTGCTTTACCAGTTAAATCTTTTTCATATCCCATGAAAGCCTTAGGAATCTTAAGAGCTGCAAATAACTTTTCTCTAAAATAAGCCACATCTTCAATACCATTATATTCTAAACCTTTAGCTGTATCTATTTTAGTAGACGTATCATTTCCTCTAACAGGAATAAAGAAGTCTTCTAATAGGTTTTGCTGATTATATTTAAGATTATAATTACCGGTATTAGGATCAATAAGAGGAGTTTTTTTCATCTTATTAATCATCTTTTGGATATAGTTATCTACTTCTGCTGGGGGAATTGCTCCTACATTAACATAAAATATTCTCCTTTCAGGAGCCCTAGTAATACGATGGATTAGCATCGCATCTTCAATTAGAGTATATTGTTTAAATAGTTTACGAGCTGGCTCAAGATAAGATCTACCATAAGGAAGATAGTTAACATCTCCTGTTAATCTAAAGTGCGCCATCTCATAATTGTCAAACCAAACACCAGAATCACGATTTTGTGCGGAGCTATACCCTGTAGATGAAGCCAGTGTTGCATTTGGATCATACTTAAATCTAACTTCTTGTGGATTTTCATGATTGAATCCTTCTTCGCGCACAATATTATATGCAGAGAAAGGAATAACATTATAAACACCATATTTTTCTGCTATCTCTAATTTGAGGTAGAAATCACCATACTTAGCCATATTACGAACCCAAGACCAAAGATTAAATTCAATATTAAGTACAGAATAAAATAAGTTGTAGAGGAGCTTCTGAATATTTTCGTCAGCAGATCTAATTTGTAATACTTCACCTTGTTCATTTTTAAGTGTACACTCATCTGCTACGATATCTAATGCAGAACAACATATTGCATCTGTATCCATAGCATCATAATCTGCATAGATTTGAACCCTAGCTGATTGATAATTCTGGGCTAAGTTAAGATTTACACCATATGCCGTAGACATTGTGTAGACCTTATTAAATCTATCTACTAAAGAGTTAGTTTGAATAACACCAGACCTTTGAATAGTATCTGTGTCAATTACTTTTAGCATATCTCCACCTTCATTACGAATAATTACGTCTGTAGAAAACAAACGTCTAAGAGTGGAAAATAAATTGTTCTGTTTTTGTGGTTGTTCTGCCATAATTTTTATATAAGCCAGGTTAAATCTTGTGTTTCTGATCCTTGTGATGTGTTTATATTCATACTCCAAGGATTTTGATTATATTGATCACTAGTATTATAAGCAATACTTGTATCCGCTGTTTTAGTAAAGCTATTTAAAGTTGCATAAGTTAAACTTTCAGCAGTTTTTTTATACATAAGAGAGGTTTCTCTTAAATACATAGCTATAGAAAAACACATAACCAAATCATCATTATAACTACTCATAGCTTGAGCCTTACCATTTTTCCAAATAAAAACCCTAAGTTCTTCTAATAGTCTTATTGATTTTATATTAGCAAGTCTATTTTCTACAAAATTTCTCAGCTTCTCTACAGCTAGAGGTCTTGTCTTTTCTGTAGTAGAGAAACCAGGAACTAATCCATCTGCTCTATTATACTTATCTACATATCTAGAAAAGTCCATATTTTGTTCTTGCTTATAACTATAGTGGATATTATTATATCCTCTTTCTATAATAGTTTGAATAACATCCCAACCTATATTTGCATTTTCTACTACAAGTAGAGCATTATTATATTCTGAAGCTATACTCAAAAGAATGTTTGCATAATCTCTAGTACCTATTTGGGATTTATATTCTGCAACTTGTGTTACTGATTCAACATCTATAACATGGAATGCGGAATAGTCATTTCCATCACCACGAGCCACGTCAGCCACAACAGCATAGTATTTTAGAGGATCGGGATATTCCCATATCCATAAAGCTTTGTCTAAACCACGCCGCTCTATTGGATCACAAATCATATTCTCTTCATACCAAGTAAGAATATCTGGTTCTATAACTGTATTACCTGATGAAGCAAAGTCACAATCGCACTCTTGAGCCGCATTTCTTTTACCTAAAGTAATATCTTGATCGTCTCTCCAGTCTTGATTACGTTCAGGATGAACAGACCAAGGAAGAGATATAGGAATAAATTTATTCTCTTGCTTTTGAGCTGTAGTATAGGTTTTATGAAACCAGTTACCTACACCATTAGGAGTAGATAGCGCCACGCAACCACCACCTGTCGCCAAAGTTTGTTGAGCGGCTGTAAAAATAGTTTCAATATTATCAATAAACGCAGCTTCATCTATTACAAGTAACGATACTGCTTCAGAACGTCCTGCATCACCTGCTGCGGATACAGCTTTTATTTGTGATCCATTAGAAAGTCTTAAACTAAGTCGATTATCCTCTGCGGCAGTTATTTTTAACCAAGTTGGTAAATTTTGGTAAGCGAATCTTACTTTAGTTACCATGTTTTTAGCAGTTTCTTGCTTAGTTGCAATAACAAGTACATTTTTATCTTTATTAAAAAGCATTAACCATAAAGAATAAGCAGACACGAGTGTAGATATACCTAGCTGTCTTGACTTATTTATTATAGAGTAGTCATGCTTTTGAAATAATCTTAATACTTTTTCTTGGAATGGATATAGATCAAATAATTGGCGGCCTCTTTGTGGATGCTGGATCATGTAATACTTTTTCATAAAGTAAACAGGGTCTGTTGCGCATCTTACAAATTCTTCCTTTATTCTTTCTTTTATATTGATCTGTGTATCAGCCATTATTTATGCGTTATAGCAAGACTTACTACTAAAGCTGCTAGAACAAATTTTTGTATTTTACCAATTTTAAATCTTCTATTACTTTTTTTAATGTCTTCTTTTAATCCACCAATTTGAGTTTTGTAGTTATCACCTTGTTCAACTTGTTTTTGGATTATAGACTGATAATTAACCTCTTTATCTCTTAAAGTAGCCACTATTTGATTAGTATTTTGTATTGTTTGATCTTGATTAACTATAACATTATCTTGAGCAATTATAATATCTTTATTAATATCTGCTTGTTGTAAATCGACTACTACGGTTTTACTTACTTGAATAGGAAGTTGGGTTGTATCATTAGATACCTCAGCATACTTTTCAGGATATCTAGCAACAAAAAAACTATCTACTTGACTAGGAGTATATAAATGAGAAAGTTCTGATTGTTTTAAACTAGATTTTAAATTTGATATTTTACCTTTTAAAGAATCAGTTTTTTCAACTAAAAAAGCATTTTGTCCTTGTAGAGAATCTATACTTAATTCTAATGTATCATTTACAAGAGCAATAGAATCAATTCCATGTTGAAGAGAATCTATCTTTGCTTCATAAGGTTTAGTATTAAATTTAGCAGGCTTATAAACGAATAAATACCATATAACAATTAGGGCCGCAAGGATTAAGGAAATGCTAATCAGTGTCTTTTTCATTATTATCTATTTTAGGTTGTTCTACAGAGTCTATCTGTTGTTTAAGAAGTCTTAATCTGTCAGGAATATTACCTACCGCTATTTTATATCCGGCTACATCTTTAAGTTTTAAGGTTCCGTCTGGGTTCCTTACACTATATTTAGCTATGATAGCTTTTACTTTTGATTGAAGATCAGCGTATTCTTTTTTCTTTTTATCAAGATCTCTAAAATCTTTTTCTGTTGATTTAAGATCTGCTTTAGTAGGCTCTTGATCTTCTAGATCTTCTTCTGCCTCCTCTCTGATTTTAGAAATAATAGTGAGATTATTCTCAGTTAAGTACTTCTGGATGTTAAACGGTTCCATTGTCTCTTTTACTTATAAATATTTATCAATCATCTAAATCTTCTTTAGGCTCTGGAGTCCTATAAGATTTGGTTAATTCGTACCACTTATTGTGGTCATATTTAACGCCGTAAAAATAGTATTCTGAAGTTTTTTTATCCGAATCTGGATAAATTATTGCTGGACCTGTAGTACAATGAGGTTTATATAAGCCATTTTTATCCTCATAAAGGTGCATAGTAATGCCCTCTATAGTCTTTATTTTTCTAAAACCTGTTTCTTTTTTAGCCATAAACTTAATTTACTCTTACAATATACAACAAATAATTGATATAAAAAAATTTATTTT